GAAGCGCGCTGCAATCGGCGGGAGGGTCGGCGGCGTCCGCGCCGAATCCGTCAACGATCAGTTTTGCGAGCCCGCACGGGTTGGTTCCAGGGCAGGCGGTGACGAGCGGCGGAGAGATTCGGTTCGCGGCCGCGATCGTGGATAGCCAGACCATCCAGGTGAACGCTCCATTCAGCGCAACGCTGACAGCGGGATCGCAAACGGGGGCGACGGCAGGGGTGCAGCCGGCGAGCAATCTGTCGAGTGTCACAATTTTCGATTACTGGAGTCCGGGAACGGCCGTGCAGCGAATTCTTCCGGGAGCAGCGGTGGACACGTTCACGATTTCGGTGAATGGAGACTTTCAAGAGTTTGTTTTTTCAGGCCAGGCGCAGGACCTTCTGGACAGTTCCAGCTTCGGCGCGGGACAAGCGGGCTTGAGCGCGTTTCCGGCGGAGCCCACGGTGGCGCCGATCGGCTACGCCATCATTCCCGGATACATGGGACAGGTCTGGCTGGGCAGCACGCCGAATCAGTTCTTCACTCTGACCGCGGCGAAAGTATCGTTCCAGAACAATCTGGATCTCCGGGCGCAGGAATTCGGCTCGGCGGTGCCGCTGGCCATTTCGCCGGGACAGCGTACGGTAACCATCGACTTCACCATGTTTCAAATGGACGATGCGGCTACGGCCGCGCTCTATCAGGCGGCACGGCAACAGTCACCGATCGGGGTGATGCTTCAACTCGGACAACAGCAAGGGCAGCTATTTGGAATGTACATGAAGAGTGTGATTCCGCAAGTGCCGGAGTTCGACGATTCCAACAAGAGGCAGCAATGGCAGTTTCAGTCGTGCCGAGCGCAAGGGAGCGTGGATGATGAAATTTTTATCGCGTTTGGCTAGGAGCAGGCGCGGAGACGAACCACAGCGGGAAATTTTGGAGGAGCCGGCCTGCTACCGCAGCACGGTGCGGGTGTCGTCCAAGGCGATGCCCGGCGTGATGTTCGAGATCAAGCGGATATCGTTCGGACGGCGAACGGACTTAGCCAAGCGAGTGCGGGAGATTAGCCAACGTGTGGAATTTCTTGAGGCAGGTGGCGAGCTGCGGGAAAAGATTGAAGCGAGCCTGCTGAAACAAGAAATCGAAGCGATCTATCTTCAGTGGGCGTTGGTTCGAGTGGAGGGTTTGACCATCGACGGCGAACTCGTCACCACGGAACGACTGCTCGATAGGGGGCCGGAGGAACTGACGCACGAAATCGTCGCAGCGATCAAGACGGAGTGCGGCCTGACGGGGGACGAAAGAAAAAACTGATCGTCGCTTTCCATTTTCAGTTCGCGAACCAAGCCGCGTGGAAATGCGACACCTGCAGGGCGAACGGCTTGGAGAGGAGGCGGCGCTGCGGATGGCTTCCGGCGGAGCTTGCTCCGGCAACAGATCCCGTGGTTTGGGCGCGCGGGAGGATTTCGGCGCCTCAGTGTCCGAGGTCGTACGTCACTGCGGAGAGCATCGGACTTTTGGAGGAATACTACGTATGGAAATTGCTCGGCAGGAGCGATTGCTATGACCTGCCAGCGCGGCTGGTGGAGGCGATTTTCGTCCTGGAACACGAAGTGAGAGAGGAACGGAAGCATGCCGAGGAGTGAGTGGGACGAGTTGCTAAGCCACAGCGGGATTCGCGGAGTTTCTTCGGGCGAGGTCACGCAAGAATTAGCAACCGCGGGTTCGCTAGGATCGGCTGGTGCGGCGAGCGGCTCAGGCGGCGGAGTGGAGGCGGCATCCGGATCGGCTGGCGTTCTGAGCCAGGAGTCGACCAGTCAAATGACCGAACAGATGTCTTCGCTGGTGGAGCAGATTACGGGGCTCAATTCCACCGAACAATCGGCCGTCAACGCGATTCAAGGCAATACGCAGGCGGTGACCCAGAACACGTCAACGAAGGGCAGCGGAAGTTCAGCGGCTAGCCAGGCGGGAAGCGCGGCCGAAAGCTTGTTTGGTGGAGCACTGTCGCCGATTTTGAGCGGCATTCTATCGCTGTTCAGCGGCGGTAGCAGCGCGCCTACGACGCAGACGACGCCTTTTATGCTTCCCGCGCGAGTTCAATATCAAGCGGGACTGACAAGTTCAGGCAGCATCGCGCCGGTGAGCAATGCTGAGGGCGGCCAGCCACGCGCGCAATCGTCGAGCACGCAAGTGACGGTACAGGTGAGCGCGATGGACAGCCAATCGTTTCTAGATCACAGCGACGACATCGCCAACGCGGTTAAGGCGGCGCTGTTGAACTCCAATTCCCTGGGCGATGTGATCGCGGATCTTTGATATGAGCCAATTTCCGATTTTGAAAACCGGCGCGGTGACACAGTATCCGGCGCGCAAGGATGTTCAGTTTTCGACAAATGTGGTGCGATTCATGGACGGCTCTGAGCAGCGCTTTCGGCTTTATGCGAGCCCGTTGCACAGCTGGACGATCCAGCTTACGCAGCTCGATGAGAGCGAGCTGCACCAGCTTCGGGAGTTCTTCCGCCAGGAGAGTGGCGCTTTCGGGATCTTCGCTTTTACCGATCCGTGGGACAGTACGACGTACCCAGCCTGCAGCCTGGCTTCGGACTCGATGAGCGACACGCTGCAAGATGTGTCGAACGCGAACGTTTCGTTGACCATTCGGGAGAACCGGGACTGAGATGCTCTACTATCCGCAACTCACCAGCGGTTCGGTCTCACAGTATCCGGTGGCTCGCAGCATGCAATTGCGCACTCTTACGAACGAGATGCTGGGCGGCGACAATATTCGCGCGCAAGACACGGGCGCCGGCGCGATTCAGTGGCAGTTGCAGTACAGCGCGTTGACAGACGCGGAATGGACATCGATCGATCAGTTGTTCGAGGCAGTGGAAGGTCAGTTGACCACGTTCACGTTCTTGGACCCCACCGACAACCTACTGCTGTGGAGCGAGGATTGGACGCAAGCGTCCTGGGTGGCCGATCCGTTGATCGCGCTCGCAAGCGGCATCCAGGACCCGTTCGGCGGGAGCAACGCAATGCAAGCTACCAACAACGCGCAAACGACGCAGCGGGTGATGCAGGCGACGGCCGGCCCTAGCCAATTTCTATACGCGTTAAGCGTTTACTTACGAACCGACGCGCCGTGTGTCATTGATTTTGCGGTTTCTGCGACGGGCCAGGATTGGACCAGTCCGGTGAGCGTGAGCACGGCGTGGGCGCGCATGTCGGTAAGTATGGCGCTTACGGCGTCGGAAGATGGAATCAGCTTCGGGATTCAGTTGCCGGCGGGGATTCGCGTGTACGCTTTTGGAGCGCAGGTCGAGGCGCAGCCGGCGCCCGGTCCTTATAAGCAGACGACAGACCTGGCGGGTGTTTACTCGAGTGCGCGATTCGCCACCGACAGCCTGGCGAGGATTAGCGACGCTCCGAATCAGAATTCGGGTGTCGTAAAGCTTATGAGCGAATTGACGTAGAAGGCGGGCGATCACACGGATGGCATCGACAATCGTTGCGCTTAAAGAGCAAGTTACACCGGGCACACCACTATTTATTTTTGACTGCACGCTGAGTTCCGGCGATGTTCAGCACTGGAGCACGCACAACGTCACGGTTGGCGGACAGGCCTACTCAGCGCGCGTGTTGCGGCACAATGCGTTCGATCTTACTTCGTCTCCCGAAGCGGCGACGGACGGCGTGTCGAGAATTTCGGTGACGCTGGCCAACGCAGATGGGATTTTGTCGGAGGTGGAGCGCAACGTCGGTTGGAAGGGATCGCAACTGGTCGTAACGTTTCTCTTCTTCGACCTAATCAATGCCGTTGTTGCGTCCGACACGCAAGTGGTTTTCCGAGGCGTTGCCGATCCGCCGAATCAGTCCACGGAATCCACGATGCGGCTGAGCTTTACCAACCGCCTGAATCTGCAGCGCGTCTATCTGCCGGACATCACGATTCAGAAACGCTGCCCGTGGACTTTTCCCGGCACGTCGGCGCAGCGGCTGGAAGCGGTGAACGGCGGGGCGAAGGGGCAGTTTTCACCGTTCTATCGCTGCGGTTATTCGGCGGACCAGACCGGCGGCGTCGGAAGCCTGTCGTCTGGTACGCCATTTACAACCTGCGATTATTCGCGCACGCAATGCCAGCAGCGCGGGATGTTTAGCACGGATACGGAAAGCCACGCGACCCGGCGGTTTGGCGGCATCGAGTTTCTACCGGCTGCGATCCAGGTACGAAGCTATGGCGAGAAGGGTACCTATCTCTCAGTCCCGCTGACCAATCAGGCGCTGTACAACGACTACGTTCCTCTGATCTACGGCACGGGCTGGTACGAACCACCCATCGTTTTCGCGCGCAACGACGGGAACCTGACGCACT